GCGGTTCATCTGGGTCGTCTGGAACAAGTGGATCTTCTGGAACGTCCGGTTCTTCTGGTATATCTGGTTCATCAGGTGTTAGTGGTGCTTCTGGGACTTCTGGAACAAGTGGATCATCCGGTAATTCTGGAAGTAGTGGGATATCAGGTTCATCCGGTTCATCCGGATCGAATGGAACTTCTGGAACAAGTGGAACCTCCGGTTCATCTGGAATTAATGGAACATCTGGAGTGAGTGGTGTTTCTGGAACCTCTGGTTCATCTGGCTCATCAGCCACAGTCACACTGAATAACAACGTTGATAATTATGTAGCCACGATGACTGGAACTACAAACACACTCGATGGAGAGATAAATATGCAGTTCGATGGTACAACTTTAGCTTTACGCAAGGTATCTTCCGGTTCCCCTAACATCACACTAACAGATACTGGATCAAAAAGTCCATTTATTAGATTTATTGCACAAACAACCGGTAACTCGATTGCTATGGGTATAGATGAGATAGATTCCAACAAGTTCAAAATATCTTATGGTTCTTCTGCAGTTTTAGGCACAAATGATAGAATTATTTTAGATAACTCAGGAAACGTCGGAATTGGTACTTTTTCCTCATCAACTTTTCCTTCAAAAACTTTAGACATTTTTGGTGATTATAGATTTTCGTCGAGTCCGAGAAATGATCTAGACGCATCAGGTGTTGGTTATGGAGACATCGTTAGAATTGGAAGCAGTACTACAATTGCTGGTGATTTATACTACTTACAAAGTACAGGTGGTTGGACTTGGTCAAATGCAAGTGCAACAACATCGTCAATTGGGATGTTGGCAATAGCGATGGGTTCTAATTCTGGTACAGATGGTATGTTAATTAGAGGATTTTTTAGAAGTTCATCTTTCCCAACATCAGGTGTTGCCATTGGTGCTAATATTTATCTTGCCGATACAAATGGTGATATAGTTATAGCAGCCCCAACTGCATCTGGAGAAGTAGTCAGACTTTTAGGATACGTAGTAGATACAACAACAAATACAAGAATATATTTTAATCCATCAAATGAATGGTTAGAACTATAATTTTTGAATATATAAACTATGTTAAGACTAATTAATGGTATATCATACAATCCACCAAATATTTATGGCACTGGAAGTACCTATAGTGGTACTTCAGAAACTGTAGTCAATCATGTCTTTGTTCCTGGTAATACATTTAAACAATATGACCTTTTCGGAGTTCAAACTAGACTGACAAAGACAACAACCACTGCAACATTTTCAGTAAGAATTAGGATAGGAACAGCAGTTAATACATCTGGAACTTTAGCTGGTATTTACACATCTACTATGACCGCCCATACTGTAGCTCCGATTGAGAGAAGATTTAGTATTCAAAGTCTAACTAATGATACACAAGTGATTCCAGTGAGTCTCTCAAGAGCACAAGATTATAGTGAACTTTCGGGTACAACTGCTATAAGTAGTTTGTCAATTGATTGGACCCAGAATCAGTATATTGTGATTACTAGTCAAACTACTTCCGCTGCCCAGGTGATAAATTGTCCTTATGTATATTTAGATATAATTGAACCATTATGATAAGAAGAATAAATGGCATAAATTTAAGAGTTCCATCAAGAACATCACTTGGCGCGAGTATAGGTTTGGCTTCCGTTAGCCCAGGTGATGTAATAGCAAATGAAATTTATGTTAAAGCTGGTACATTAAAAACCGGTGATGTGATTAGACTAAGAACTTCTTGGACAAAAACTGGAACCAACAACGATGCAACATTTAAATTTTACTGGAATTCTTCTCTTTCGACATCAGGAGCAACTCTTTTAGGAACTTATACCCTAGCAGCCGCCAACAGAATGGTTTCTTGGAATAGAAGAATGTGTTTTCTTTCTCCGAGTTCTGCGATAGTTGTAGATCCATTAAGTCTAGTTGCTTCATCTGATGGTGACCAGGCATTAACTCTTAGTACCTTATCGGTAACAAATTGGCTTACAACTAATGGTTATTTTTTTACAACTGTGACAACTCAGAACTTGAGCCTTGTTGATTCAGTAAATTGTTTATATATAAGTTTAGAATTATGATAGATTATAATAGCATAGGAAGAAATAAAATTACCACTTTTGGAACTCAATCAGTGACCGGCACTACAGTAAATACAATTTTATCTTCTGTTACAATACCAGCAAATAAATATAGAGCGGGTGATTTGTTACTTTTAGATTCTATGCTTAATAGAACTGGAACCGCTGCCAACTTTACGGTAAGATATTATTGGGTTGCTGGTACAACACCTACTTTAACAGGAGCGATTCAAATATCTAGTAGAACTTGCGGGTCATCAATTACGTATTTTGGTAATCAAAGAAGAATCTACATCAGAACAGCAAATGGAACTGGTACTGGTTTAGCACAAGGCACCGAAGTTACTCTAGATAATATATTCACCGATACTAGATCTTTTCCTAAATCAAATGTTGCTATAAATTGGACGGTTACCGGGACTTTGATGGTTACTGCTCAACTTAATAACACTGGTTCTACGGTTAGAAGTTATTACTTAAAAATATGGGAATGGTAATATGATAGAGATGACAAAAATTGAAGGAGGTTTGAACTATAATGGAGAAGATAGATTCTTCTCTTATGAATATTTTGAGTTAGGATTTGAAGTTGTTTCTGAAATGCAGTTATACATCGAATTCTCTGGGACCATAGTTTCTTTTAGAGCAGACGACACAACGGTGGACGGAAAAGGTCCATTTAATGATGTTGAAGAAATGATATTTGAGATATATGGAGAATTATCTTAATCAAAATATCTTCTATAATAATTATTGTTTATTAGATGAGACCGGAGAGACACCAATTATGATGGATTGGGAAACAGATATGATGAAAAAATCAGCAGAAATCATTTGCAAAAATGATGGTGACGTACTAAATGTTGGATTCGGTATGGGTATAATAGATGGTTTCATTGAGCAGTATAATATATCATCACATACAATTATTGAACCACATCCAGTCGTTATTCAAAAAATGAAAAATGAGGGTTGGTTTGAACAAGAAAGAGTAAATATTTTAGAGGGTAGATGGCAAAGTTTTTTTGATGAACTTCCGAAATTTGATGGTGTTTATTTTGACACATCTCCTGCTGAAAGCTCTGATGAACATATGAACTTTTTAACAAATGTTCACAAAATACTCAAACCTGGAGGGATTTTATGTTTTTTCCATACTGGTTTTTTTAACCCAGGAACAAAAAACATGCCAAGGGTAATGTATGAGGTGTTGAGAGATAGATTTGATATCTCATCTGAAAAAATCATTTTAAATATAGAAAGCTATATTTTAACAAAAACTGAAAAATATTGGAATCCTAATAGAAAAAAATGCTGGATACCTAAATGTGTTTTAAAATTTGACACAATAAATTAAATTGAGTTTTTAATATATACATTTATGAAACTTAGTAGATACTTAGAATTTGTACAAGCAGACTTTGAACCAATCAAATCTTTTTATATTAAAGATGAACTCAATCCGAAACTCTGGAAAAATAATAAACTTGATAGCGAAGTAAGAGAGTCTCTATTAAAGATAGCTGATGATTTTTATGAAAAATTAGAATTAAATGCTGAAGTTAAAGATATAGCTCTTTGTGGATCACTTTGTAACTATAATTGGTCAGAAAAATATTCTGACTATGATTTACATATAATTATAGATTTTAGTGATGTTGATGAAAATTATGACCTTGTTGAAAAGTTAGTGGATTATGCTAAAAAAGTTTGGAATGAACAACATAATATCAAAATAAAAGGATATGAAGTTGAGATAGCAATACAAGATAGTGATGACTTGACTAGTGGTATAAAAAGTGGTAGAATGGGTGGTGTTTTTTCACTTATGGAAAATAAGTGGATAAAAAGACCAGAAAAAGTTGAATTCGAACCGGACGAGAAATTAATCAGAGAAAAAGCAAAGTCTTTGATGGTGAAAATAGACGACATAGAAGAAGAAAAAGATGAAGATAAATATGAATCTTTTATAGAGAAGATAGATAGAGTCTGGAAAAAGATTAAAGATTATAGAAAAAGTGGATTAGAAAGTGAAAGTGGTGAATTTTCAGTCGGTAATTTAGTTTTCAAACTTTTAAGAAGAAATGGTTATATTGGTAAAGTTATGAAAATGAAAAAAGATAACTACGACAAACAATTTAAGTAAAATGATAAAAATATCTGAAATAGAAGCAGTATTTAATGAGATATTCTCAGAAGAAGAGGGTCTTGTAAATTCAGTTGATACTGTTTATGAGAAATCTGGTGATGATTTTCTTAAACTCATCATTTCTATACAAGGACTGACGGCTGAAGATATATCGATAATACACACTAAATTTATATTCAAAGTTGATACCGATAAAAGAAAACTAATTGAAAACTCTTTTATCTACTTATATGACATAAATTGTGTTTATCATAAAATTGAATTCGAAAATATTGTTGATTTGAAAACTAAGATTGAGGATATAATAGAGTCAAACAACTTTGGTGAAGACTTACAGATACTTTCAGACTTTATAGAAGCACCTTCAATGTTTTTAAATTACTATATGCGTAGAGCAAAAATAACAGACTACTCAATTTTTGATGTTGAGTATTCACCTAAATTCAAAACAGTATCCTGTGATAAAACTACTTTTGATTTTAAAATAAATATTAATAACAATTATGATATGGAATTATCTATTCAAAAGGTTGAATCAGAAAAAGACTCAGATGAAGAACAACCAGATATTTTCAGATTTCAGTTTAGATTTATGGATGAAATTGAAACAATAGAAACAGACACATTAAAGAACTTTCACTTTTTTATAGGAAGTAATATAGCAAAGATATTAGACAGAAAATTAAAGAATAAGTAATGAAACATCTACAAAAGTTCTTTAATTATATAACTGAATCACAAGATGATGTTGTAGATTTATCGAAAGATGAATTAGATGAACTACTTTTACCTGTTAAAGACTTAGGAATTGAATATTCAATAACTGAATCAAGAACAATAACATCTGGTGAATACTCTGGTTTCAAATCAATGAATATAAATTTTAAAAACTCTTTTCAACTAGGAGAAGCTGGTGGTTATACTGAACAAATTATTGATCCTAAATTTTGGGACTTCTTAGAAGAGATGATATCTCTAAAAAATCGATTAGGATCTAGCAGAGTTTCCATAAATACAAATTGGAGACATCATATAGTTGTAACTTTTATACAAAAGACTAAAGTAGAGGGTGATTTATTTTTAATTCAACAACTTTATAACGAAATGTCGAAAAGAACAAACGCATCTAAAAGTGATTTTAGTAATTGCATGACTAAAAGGATATACAAGGGCGAATTAAAGATTGTTGTAAATTGTAATGGATTTGATGATAGTAGTTCTTATACAGATAGAAAGTGGAATGGTCTGTTCAGAGGGATAGATTTTTCTAAATTTAATGTTGAAAAGGAAATTTCCAGATCTGAGTGGGGTAGTACAACAGCCGTTGTTACGATTACGTTGAAGAAATAATCTGTAAAAAATCCAGTCAACTTTTTTTGTTATAATCCATATTATATATACATTTGTAAATAATTAACACTTTGGGGATGTCATAGAATTGATTTGTAGTCTGGTGGTAATTATGCAGGTACCGGGTGGTCAAATGACCGGTTTATAAATTAGGTGACAGATGTCGTAAATGGCAACACAAATGAAGTAGCAACCCGTGAAGATTTAGTAGCGGCTCTACAAAACAACATGCTCTTGGTAGAAGAGCCTGCTTTAGTCTAATAGATTACAAGCTGAACAAAAATTCTCCAACTTGTTTCACACAAGACTAAAAGGGTGAAATGGTTTTTTGTTACTTATTAGAGTTTCTCAAAAAAAGTAAAAAGTTTGTAAGTTTATAAAAATTTACTAAGCCTGTAAACGAATAATTATTAACAACTGAAAAAGACACGTTGGGCAGTACAACGTCATCTCCACAAGAAAAAAAATCTCACTTTTTAGTGAGATTTTTTTGTTTATTAAAATAAATGTCTTATATTTGTATTTATAAACGAGTAAGTAATAAATATAAAATCCACTACATTATGAAAACATTTAACGAAATTAAACAAGAGTACCAAAACAAAGACTATTCTTTATCTGATTTGAGAAACAGTATTATTTTTTTCTCAATTGTTAGAGTATTATTTACAGAAGCTTTTTTGTTTGTGGTTTCTACAATTCCTTTTTTGATTGGATTTGTATTCACCGGAACAATGTATGGGTTCTCAACAGGTGTTTCCTTGTTCTACCTTGTTTTACATTTGATTTTCTATGTTTCTTATGTAAAAGGTCAATATACTAAAAATATGTTACCTACTCGTAAAGAATGTGATATGGTAATCAAAGCTTTGAAAGAAATCAAAAGCTCTAAATAAAAAAAACCGTCTCAATGAGACGGTTTTTTTATTATCTTTTATAAAAAATTATTATTAGAATTTTGTTCCGTATTTAGCAGCTTTTTCAATATCATCTGCTTTGTTACCTAATGCTATGCCAGCTATTACTGAAATTGCTACACCCGCTAATCCAGCCATAAATATCGCTGCTTGTGTATTTCTGTCAAGTTCACCAACACCTGTTAAATCTCTTAGGTAAAGAGAGAAAGAATTTCTTTCCGCTCCACCAATAGCAGCTGCTGCTATTGCTGTAGCAAGACTTGTGAATGCTCCACCAAAACCAACAACTCTCGCTACTGTTCTGTACCAAGAAGCACTTTTACCTTTTAACCAGTCCCAGCTATCAGATAACCATCCTTCTTCAATAGAAGTCTCGATATTTTCTGTTTCTTCTATCATAGCTTTTACTGCAACTTCAGGATTTTGTAGTTGTTCTAATGAAACTCCTAATTTATTTGAAATTGCTTTAGCATCGTCCATAAGTTTTTGTATTTCCTCTTCTGATAATTTTGATATTTCTCCATTAATAAGTGAAAAAATCCCACCGATATTAGAAACATCTTCATTAATAGAAAATCCTTCAAATGTTTTAATATATTTCATAATTCTAATTTAATTTTCTTTTATATATTTAGTTTTAAAACTCATTTTTTCTATTTTTTCATTTAATATATATGTTATGAAAAATATTAAAAACTTTGATAAATTTTCTATAAATGAAAATTATAAACTACCTGCCGCTACTGGTGATTCTGATAAAGACGAAGAGACTTTTTGGTTTTCAACAGAGAATAAAGAAAAGTCACTAGTTTTAGATTTATTCTTGGATATGATTAATATTTCAGTGGATTCTGGTGAAAAACTTAAAGATAAAGAAGTTAATGCTCAAGATTTTAGATGTTCATATAAATCAGGTGATAAATTTATTACTTATACTTATGAATTTTGGACAACTGATGATTCAATTGTTAAAAGGTCAAAGGATAAATTTGAAGGACATGAATGGATGATGAGAGCGGAAGTTCCTTTTGATATAATTGAAAAATTAAATTCAGAAGAAATAAAAAAAGAACAAGCCGAACAAAGAATTAAATCTGAGTCAAATTGGACCTTAGTTGATGGTATGGATCCTAAAGGATTACTTATTAAAGGTGGTGGTGGATGGCAACTAGCTTATATACTACATAATAAAGAAACCGAATCTTATTTAGCTAAAGAGAAAGCAAAAGACGACCAAAATCCTAGTTGGATTAAAAAGTTTAGTGGTTGGATAGCTTCAAATTTCGGATAATCACATTTTTATTAAAAGTTAAACTAAAGACTTTTTAATCATATAAATCATATGATTAGACGTTTTGAAGGTCGATGGGGATTTTTAAGTAATTTTTATCCGTGTGAAATTCAACATAAAGGATTAATCTACCCATCTGTTGAACACTACTATGTTGCTATGAAAGTGACTGAAATACAACTTTTAAATGGTAACTATTACACCGCTGGTGATTTTAGAGAAATGATAACTAAAGTAAAACTACCTGCGGATGTTAAAAAAATAGGACAGAGAGTCAAAGTAAGAAAAGACTGGGAAGAAAAAAAATTGGAATTAATGAACTTTGCTGTAAAAGAAAAGTTCAATGATGAAAAACTATCAGAAATGTTACTATCTACTGGTGATTTAGAATTAATTGAAGGTAATTTTTGGCACGACAATTTCTGGGGTTCTTGTTCTTGTCCTAAGTGTGGTGATAGAGGTGATAATCATTTAGGAAAAATTCTTATGGATATTCGATTAAATTTAAAACAAAAGACAAGACCATCATTAGAGGATATAATTAAAAACAAAAATGGTTTTTAATTTTCGATAGTTTATGTAATTACTTCGGAGGAAAACTATATATTTTTATATATAGTATATGAGAAAATTAAAAGACCTTTCTGATTCTGAAAAATCAGAAATTATAAATCAAAGAAAAATAGGAATAACAGAAAAAGAAATATCAAAAAAATTTGATATTTCTCTAAGACAATATTATAAATTATTAAAGTTAAATAATATTGAACAAAAATCTAAAGTTGTTAGATATAAATTCAATGAAGATTATTTTGAAACTATAGACACTGAAGATAAAGCCTACTTTTTAGGATTTATTGTTGCTGATGGTTGTGTCTCTGATAAGACAAATACTATTAAGATAGTACAGAAGGAAACATATATATTATATGAATTTAAAAAGTATATTAATTCAGATGGAGTTGTATTTACATCTAAGAATAGAAACATTTCAAGCTTTAGTATATCGTCTAATAAAACCAAGATTGATCTTGAAAATTTGGGAATTCATTCAAATAAAACAATGATTGTTAAATATCCAACTATTCCCAACGATTTACAAAATCATTTTATGAGAGGTGTTTTTGACGGTGATGGTTGTGTAACATTAAGAACAGATAAAAGAGACAATAAACAAAGAGGTCAAGTTAATATATGTTCAGGTAGTTATGACTTTATTAAAGAATATTATGACAAGATGGTAGAGTATTGTAATCTGAGTGGTAGAAATAAAATAAGATGTCCTAAGGGAACATATTATGTAGTAGATTGGGGAGGGTTGTCGGATGTTGAAAACATATACGACTTTTTATACAAAAACTCTACACTTTATCTTAAAAGAAAAAAAGAAACTTTTGATAAAGTAGTATCTATAACCAGAGATAAAAATAAATATAGAAAATAATATGGCGTGTATTTCATATTTTGGTGGTAAGAGTTCATCAGTATTCCAAGAGTTCATAAACTCAAAGATTCCTAAGACCGGAATCAAAACATATTTAGAACCTTTCTCAGGTTCTATGGGAACGTATATGGACGACGATTCTCTTAAATTCGATACAGTTGTTTACAATGATAAAAATCGTCACCAGGTGAACTTATATAAGTGTTGTCAAGACCCTGAAACATTTGTAAAGTATTTAGAAAGAATGAAGGAGACATTACTTAAAACAGAAGAAACTGAGCCTCTAAAAAAATGGGACTTCTATAAAGGAATCTATAAAAAATACCAAAGAAACACTTTTTTAGATGATATGAATTTTGAAATAGGTGATTTTAAGAAGGCTGCAATTTATGCTTTTTTAATCACATCTGCTCACAATTCTGTTTATCCAAGAGGAGCAGGTTTTAATGGTTATAAAAAAGATAAAGACAGACTTAAATTAGATGTTCTTATTGATAAGTTAAAGAAAAATAAATATACTCAAAAACTTCAGTCTATCACCGAATTTCATAATATTGACTTTGAAGAACTGATTAATAAATACGACAGTGAAGATACATATCTTTATTTAGACCCACCTTATGCAAGATTTAATGAGGAAAAAGGTGAAGATGATGCTAAGAGACTTTTCTGGTATGGAGCAGACGCTGATGGTGTATTTGGACCCGCTTCTCATAGAAGACTATTAGAATTATTGAAGAAAACTAAGTGTCGTTGGTCACTATCTTATTATTATTTCCCACTTTTAGAAGAACTTTTACCAAGAGACCAATATGTTTGGACAGAAAAAGAAGTATTCAGAAGTTCAGCTCAGGGTGGTAACAATTCTGACCTAAAAGGAGAACAAACTAAAGGAGTTGAGTTGTTAATTATGAACTATAATCCAATCACTGGTATTAAAATATAATCATTATGTCATTTATATCTAATTCTAACATATTCGCAGTTAATGGACCTTCCTCAGCTTCTGCGATTACTGTAGGTTGTATCGGAAACACCACAATCGAAAAACTAATAATACTTAAAGATGAAGTCACTGGAAGAAAGTGGCAACTAAAGATTTCTGATGGTGAGTTGATAATTGAACCTTTAGAATTGATAGACCAACGTGAAGTAAAGATTAAAAAAATATTAGATGGAAATATCTGAACACTTAGATAAAATACAATCACTCGGCTTTCAGCCAGTATTATATTGGAATAATTCTTTCCAGATTACTTATGAAGTTGAAAATATTAATTACAATTTTAACCAGTATCCAGTCGATCTTAAAATAATGATGTGTAATTTTCAAGAATCGTATTCAAATCTTTACACCTATGAAGATATGTTAGAAGTTTGTTGTGATATTTTCTATGGTTGGTATAATAAAAATCTACACATAATAAAAGAATTAGATACAATCGCTGACTTCCAAAGTTATACAAATTTAGAAGATATTGTCATGGGTGATATTACAAAGGTAGTTGCTAGAGAACTTAATCTATCTGACTTATTAGATTAAAAAGGGGCCATATCATCTTCTAACCCTTCATCATAGTAGAAGTTAAAAACAAATAACGGAGAACCTTCTTTACTTTCCCACATTCCAAATTCAGAATCATACTGAGCCAATATATCTTTTTTAAGTTTATTAGCCACCGCAAAGATGTTTATTATATCTTTAAGTCTTTCTCTTCTTCTTGCAGCAACCGTGATAGTAATATCCATTTTTTTATTTTCAACATAAACCTCTTCTATACCTGAATTTCTAAACATTGTTCTTAGAAGATAAAGTAAATTTTGCATATCATCTTCTTCGATGGGCTCTTCACCAGATTCGTAATCATCGTCATCATAAGGACCATGTCCGTATCTATTGTGTCCTTCCCAATCATCTTCTTCTTCATCATAAGCAGACCTCTTATCCAATGCATCATTAAGATAAGAATACTCATCCTCTCTATAGAAATTATCATCATCGTCTTCCCAGTCTTTTGGATCGATTTCTTCCAACAATTGATTGTATTTTTTCAGTTTCATGTTATGTAAGTTCTATTTTTAGATAAGTATCAGATATTAATACTTCTGTATTTACTTTGTGTCTTGAAAGAAGTGATTGTAAAGAATCTAAACAATCATAAATACTACCAATATCACCATCTTCTAAGTCTATTCTAATATAAATTTTATCATCAGCTCCTATCATTTTAGTTTCTAATTGCCATACAGATGACTTAACTTCATCAATTAATTTCTTATGTTTTCTGACAAGTTCTTGATTTACACCAACTTTTCTTACTATAGGTAAATCATTCCAATTTACTTTTAATGAGGCTTTACATAGTCTTTCTAAATATGAAATATTTTGAAGTTCTCTACCCGTATGTTCATTTTCATAACCTACTGAAATATTAGTACATTCTGGTATATCTTCCATCAAAGAAGCAGAATCTGTATAAACACCTGTTGTATCAATTGCTAAAGACAAACCACTTTTGTTATATTCCTGACATAAAGCTGTTGCAAATTCATTAGAACAACATTGTCTTCCTAATTGGTGAGTAATAACTGAAATAGTTTTCCTTCTATCAAAAGAAACACATCTTTTGATATTTTTTACGTGTTCCTGTCTATCAAAACCGGCTGAAAGTTGATTAGAACCAATACCTCCTCTTTCCTCTCCAATAAAAAAGTAATAAAGTCCTGGTATATTATGAGCCATCATATATAACATAACCGTAACTCCAGCCTTATCATCCGCTCCTAAAATACTGGAACCATCAGTGTAAATTATTTCATCACCATCCTGTTGTCTCGAGAAAAGATTTGTTTTTTTCTGTGACCTATCAGCTGTATCTAAATGAGAAGTGAACATAGTTGTTGAATTATCACCAATTATCTTATAATAATTTCCGAATTCGTCTTTGTTTAGTTTTGGTAAAAACTGAAGCACTTCTTCTTCATGTCCATATGGGTAAGTTTTTGTTGTCAAAGATAGAAATGTTCTTCTGACATCTTTTGGATCGAATACAAAACTTTGGACATCTATTCTCTTTGCTGTAGTTATAAGTGGTGACTGACCTTTTGATAATCTAGTATAGTCGTTTGCAAATTTAGAAATTTCTTCACCTGTAAAAATACCCTTAAAGTAATATCTTATAAAATTTCCAATTTTCATATCATTTTCTCTACCATCTACTTTCACAGCGAAATGATAATCTTTTTTTGAAATATCTATGTTAGTTATTCTAAGACCATTAAAATATTTAGAACCTGGTTCGCTCATGTATAGAAGTTCGAACGCTAAATAAGAATCAGATTCTTCTAATTTCTTTAATATATCCCTTAATTTGTCAGAAAATTTTATTCTTATATCACTCATTATTACTTTTAATTTATTAGATTATATATTAAATATTAAATTGTAATTTCTTCTGCATTCTTGTAATCTACCTTTACTTGACCATCATTCATACCAGGTTCTTTTTTAACAAATTTTCTTTGACAATAAACAATAGTAGTTGAATTATCATTCTTTGCTTTAGAGTTTCTTTTGGATAAATTAGCAGCTATTTTAATTATTTCTGGTGTTGGTAGATTTTCTCTTACTCTTATCACTATATGAGAACCTGGTTTTCCTTTAACATGCATCCAAATATCTTCTTTATCTGCAACATTAAATGTTAGATAATCATTCGATTTAGCATCTCTACCAATGAATATAGTAAACCCATCGATTTCTTTTTTTTGAATATCAGGAAATTTATCCTTTTTAGATTCAAATCTTTTTAAGTGATTCATAAAGTATATATTAATTTATTTAAAATAAAAAACCCTCTTAACGAGGGTTTTAATTTAATATTAAATATTATTAGATACATTCTATTGTAATATCATCTAAACTTCCAAAGTTAGTTGTACTTACTGGAACTGTTAAAGTAGTTACACCACCTGACCAAGTTTGAGTATAGTATGTTCCAGAGAACGTGAATCCGGCAGCACCTAATGAAGTAGATTCAATCTTTGCAACATTCCCATTGTAGAATGCTCCTGTATTAGGAGTTGATGTAAGTGTAATAGTTGTACCAGAAGAAGTTGCTGTGACGTTCAACGGTAGCGATCCAGCGTTGATTATTTGATTTGCCAAAGTTTGAACTGCCGTTGTAGTACTTTGAGTTGAAGAGTATGTATAACCTCCAGCTCCGAATACTACAAAGTTTACTGTACTTCCTGGACTTGCCGGGTTAATACCCCAAATTGTCATTTTGATGTTTGTTGCTGGTGTAGCTGTACCACTCAATGTGAATTGTGATGTTGCTGGTGTATATACTGCAGTAATTGAGTTACCTGAAGCTGTAGAACCATCAATATTTGCTGAGAAAGTAAATGATTGTCCTGATTCAGCAGTTGAATAGAATCCATTTGTGATGGATAAAGTTTTTGATTGAGTAAATCCACCAAATGTTATTTCTGATTGACCTCTTAATCTAAGAGCAAGAATATCGAAACTAAAGACATCTGTATTAGTGTCATAAGTTGCTGAGTTGATGTTAATGTAGGGTCTTGACATATTAATCTTTTTTATTTTTTTATTATATATTATATTTCAAAAATCATTTTTTTCTTTTTTTCTAATATTAATAAAGTATAGAGCAAAAAAAAGGACTCCTGAGAGTCCTTTTTTATTTTATTGATACTATTAGTTAAGGTAACCTCTAGTGTCTTTAACTTTGATAGTCATAAACTGCTTTTGTGGGAACCAACCAACTTCAGTTACAGCGTATCTAGATCTTAACAACATTCTTGGAGCGAATGTAGCTTCAGAGATAACAGAGATAGACTGAGCCATCAAGTAAGGTACGAAGATGATACCTGGTTGATCAGGATTGTTCTTTCTACCCAATACCATTCTGTTATCGTTATACTTCATATATGGATCTACGTAGATAGAAATATCTCCGATTGAACCAACTGGGTATAACTGACCAGATGCGTTTAATTTAGATTTAACTGGGTTAATTGTGTAACCAGCGATATCTTGTAGAGCTGCTGCAAGACCCCCGTTTGTTATAAGGTATTGAGCTGGACCTACACGACCTTCAGTTGCGATGTAGTTTGAAGCGTGAGCAACTTTAGTGATTAACTTTCTTTGAACAGCGTGAGTAGTCTCACCACCGATACCACCACCTATAGATACGTAGTCAGTATCTAAGTCAAAAATAGTTTGACCAGTAATAGTTACAGAACCACCAAACAATGGAGCTGATGTTCTGTTAAGATCACCCATTTCAAAAATCTTAGCAACAATTTGCTTAGAGATTGTTTGAGAAAGTTCATTAACAAGAATGCTTTCCATTTTTTGAACGATATCCATACCTGTGTTAGCTTTGATATCTTCGATTTCAGTTCTTCTAAGAGCTGAAGATACTTCGATAGTACCAACTGCTACTGATTTAGAAGAGATTTTTGGTCCGATGATTCCAGAGTATCTCTTATCATCAGCATCTCTATCCATTGGATAGTTACCAGTGAACCCAGAACCACCTTGAGTCCAGTTTGCAGAGAAACCAGGGATGTGGTCTTCTAAAGCTGATACTAATTCGATAGATGCGAAACCAGGATTAAGTCCGATATTAGCGATACCAGTGATTTGAGAAATCATAGAAGCTGTAGCTGTAAAAGTGTTTCTTGTTGCATCATAACTCCATGCGATGTTAGCTTGATCAACTGCTGTGTGAGCTGTGTTGAATTGTCTGTAAGCTCTGAACATTGGATATCCATCGATACGAGAGAATCCTAAGAACTCAACAACACCTTCTTTGTCGGCAGCTTCATTAGTTGAAACAGTTGCTGAACCTAAGTTAGTTTCACCTGTAGAGTTGATTGAGTAGAAATATCTACCATTTTGTAATCCACCAGATGATTGTAGGATTGTAGCACCAGTTCCTTGTTGCATAGCTGTTGCTAAAGCTGAAGCAGTAGCACCTGCGTTAAGTTTGAAAACTTGTGGTCTTTCATCTGATGCTCCTAAATGATTATCATCATAACGGAAGTCGATGTAAAGTAAGTCGATTTTCGGACCTGGAGATGGTTTAACAGCAACAAGGTCTAAACCGATAGTTTGAGCAGCGATTTTCATAGCTACAGGTAGAAGGTTTTGACCAACATCACCTGAACCTAAAGTTCCGCTGTTTGATGACCAGTTAGTTCCAATTGTAGAACCAGCTAATGCTGATGGTTGAGGTGCAAGAACTGAACCCATACCTGATACGTTAGAAGCGTTTGCATAAGCGTTTTCGTTGATTGAGTGATACTCAGCATATTCTGCCATCCATTCTACTCTTTCACCTGTTACACCCATGTTTTCCAAAACTGGAGACCACTTCTTCATAGCTTTTGATTTGTCTATTCTAATGTGTGACATAATTTAATTTTTATTTTTTTTTGTTATCTATATATAACCCTTTATTTCTCTTTATTTTAGAAGTGTGGATTTTTTATAGATTAAATGTTTTTGAATCTTTCTAAGATTGCTTGAGCTTCTTTATCAGAAAGTTTATCTTCTTGAATTAAACTTTCGTGAGAAACCAATTTCTTAGTTACAGATTCATTTTTCTTAAGGTTTCTAGTTGTCCAAAAATGTTCAACTTGACCTTCTGTCATTAAAACTTCTTCTGGGTAAAGTCTAGCCTGTGAAAGGATAGATTTTTTAGAAGATTCGTTTAATTGACCCCAGATTGGCTTAACGTTTTCAGGCATCAATCTGATTACTCTTTCTTCAAGAGATTCATTTTTTGTAGATAGTGCTTCAGATATCAGAGATAATACTTCTTTTTGAGTAAAATAACTTCTTTCGTTTATGTGAAGTTTTACAGTTTCCTGTTCGTCTTCTGATAATGCATAAAAACTATCAACTTGTGACTTATTTAAGAATTTCAAGAAATTCAAGTCGGTTGTTTCAGAAACTTTACGTTTTTTAGCTTCTTCAATTAATTTATTAATAGATTCAGAAAGTTCTGTATCATCTTTACCAGTTACCTCGTAGTTTGATACCATTTCTTCTTCTTTTTCTTCTTCTTTGTTATGAATCATAGATGGATTTACTTCAGCGATACCAGAGTATTCTTCTTCTTTCTCGTGAGTATTGTAAGTTTCCTCTTCTTTCTCTTCTTCTTTCTCTTCAACATTTTCAAATCCTGCTGCTGAAAGCGATGGGAAAGCCTCTTCTCCAACTGATTCATTTAATTTAGAACCATTTAATCTTTCTACAATCATCCCTTGGTAAGAAATAGATTTGTCAAGATTTTCAGCGATGTATTCAGAGTAAGCGATATTGTCATCTAAGTGCTCAGCGATGTATTCAGAGTAAGCGATGTTACCTTCAACATGCTCAGCTAAATATTCAGAGTACGCAATTGAATTATCAACGTGTTCAGCGATGTATTCAGAGTAAGCGATATTCTTATCTAAATTTTCAGCGATGTACTCAGAGTAAGCGATATTCTTATCTAAGTTTTCAGCGATGTACTCAGAGTAAGCTATATTCTTGTCTAAGTTCTCTGCTAAATATTCTGAATAAGAGATATTTTTGTCTAAGTTCTCAGCGATATATTCAGAGTAAGAAATATTTCTATCTAAATTTTCAGCTAAGTATTCTGAATACTCAATATTTTTGTCAAGACTTTCAGCAACATATTCAGTATAGTTAATAGCTTTCTCTAAATTCTCTGCTAAATAGTCATTGTGTTTTACTAATTTCTCAGTTGTGTTTTTAAGACTTTTGTTCTCATTAACTACAACTTGAATTTTTTCAGCTAAATAGTCAAGATATTTGATAACTTGTGAATTAGTGCTGTTAAGTTCATCATAGTATTCTAATAGTTGTTCTAATTTCTTAGGAGCCATATTTCCTTTAGAAATCGCTGATTTAACTTCTTTCTTCGTAGAAGCTATCTCTTTAACAAGATACTGAGAATAATCAGTCAATTGTTTTTTGGTAACGTACTCGTTTTTGTTCATATTAAATAGTTCATTTATTTTAGACTCATCGGACATTTCATATATCCTAAAGTTAGATTTTGGACTAAATCCTAGTGACTCATTAATAGACTTAACTGTCATTTTAGCCGAAGCAAATCCAGGGTCTGCAACGATGTCATATGTAAAAAGTTTTTTCAATGAAACTGAACCATCAGATTCAGTGATTCCTGCTGCTCTTGAAGAAACAAAAACAGGACACCCGTCATCGACTAATGCCTTAGCTTCTTTTCCCCAATAAGTGTTAAGTAATCTTATTTCACCTTCTACTAGATTTTTCTCTGAGATGTATTTAGCTTTTGTTATTACGTGAGAAGCTCTTGCCAAAGATGTATCGAAAACATCTGGATGGTCAAACTCACCATAAACAGCACCTAAGCTGTTCATTCTTTCGTTTAATTCGTTTAATGCAGGTACGAATTTGTCAGCTGTGTAAATTCTCTCATTTCTGTTTTTTACACCAAATTCAGTAAAAATACCACCAAGAACGTACTTATTCTTAGCATCAGCACTTTCTCTGATCAACGAACTTGTTGAATTTTCTACAATTAAAACCGGTTTCATTTAGAATTATTATTTTTTAAAGTTCAGATTATATATTCGCTTTGAAAAACCACCTTTTTTTAATGGTGGATTTTTTATAGTGAGTTGAAATTCTTTTAGATTAAAAGATAATTTCAAATCATAGAGGAAGAAGACTTAAAATAATAAATACTTAAAATTTTCGCGGTTTTTTATGATTCTTACCAGAGATATAAACATTAAGATTACTGAAGCAAACTTATCATATTATGAAGACTTAGGATATGAAGTTGTTATCGGTGAATTTGTTACTATACCAATCGAGTTGATGTCAAGGGGATCACATTTCAAAATTTTATGTAGATGTGATAGTTGTGGTATTGAGAAAGATGTAATATTCAAAAACTATGTTAAATATGACAATAATTGGGGAGATTACTTTTGTAGAAAGTGTTCAGAGGTAAAACGAAAACAAACTCTAAGAACTAATTTTGGTGTAGATTATCCGATTCAAAATAAAAAATTAATGAATAAAATGAAAAAAACATTAATTTCTAAATATGGAGTTGATAATATATCAAAGAAAAATAAACAAAGCGGAAATTCTTAAATAAGAATTTTATATGAAACAAAACAAAATAGAAGATGAATTCTTTACAGGCCAAATAGAATTTTCTAAAAACAGACACTCCACAATTAATATAAACAATAAAGAAGTATTTATTAATAAAAAAAACACTCTAAACTCACTACATTTAGATAAAGTTAGAGTCACAACATTCACAACCGATAGGGGGTTAGAAGCCAAAGTCATCGAAGTTGTAGAAAGATTTAAGACAGAATTTGTTGGAAGGGTAGAGATAGGAAAAAAATCAGTATTTGTTATACCAGATAATTCTAAAATAAATGTTGATTTTTACATTAAAGGAGGACTAAAAGCTGAAAATGGACAAAAAGTAGTCGTCGAACTAACAAAATGGGAAGACTCAAAGTCACCACAAGGTAAAATAGTTAAAATTTTAGGTGACTCTGGTGACAATAACGCAGAAATGAATTCTATAATGTTAGAGTATGGTCTTCCGATAGATTTTCCACAAGATGTTATTAATGAATCAGAGTTGATATCAGAAGTAATTTTTGAAAAAGAAATTAAGAGTCGAAAAGATATCAGAAACATTAACACATTCACTATTGATCCAGTTGATGCGAGAGATTTCGATGACGCACTATCTGTAGAGTTTATCAATGAAAATAAAATAGAAGTTGGTGTTCATATTGCAGATGTTAGTCATTATGTAAAACCTGATACGCAATTAGATAAAGAAGCTTTCAAAAGAGCCACATCTGTTTATCTTGTTGATAGATGTGTTCCAATGTTGCCCGAAAGACTTAGTAATGGTATATGTTCATTGAAACCAAATGAAGATAGATTAGCATTCTCAGTTATTTTCACTCTAGACTTAGAAGGTAAAGTATTAGATACGTGGTTTGGAAAAACTATTATTCACTCTAATAAAAGATTTACATACGAAGAAGCTCAAGAAATCATTGAGGGAAAAGTCGGAGATTATTTTAAAGAAATTAAAATATTAGATTCAATAGCACAAAAAATTAGGAAAAAAAGAATTAAAGATGGTTCTATTGAAATGGGTGGTATAGAAGTAAGATTTCAATTAGCCGAAGATAATAAAAAACCAATAGGAGTTTATTTCAAACATCAAAAAGAGTCCAATAAGTTAATTGAAGAGTTTATGCTACTTGCAAATAAATATGTAGCAAAATTACTATCTGACTCTAACTTATTTAATGTTTATAGAGTGCACGATACGCCAAATATTGAGAAGTTACAACAGTTAGTTAGTGTTTGTAATAATTTCGGACATGAACTTAAATTGGAAGATGAATCCTCGGAGTTGAAAAAATCAATTAATCAACTCCTAAAGGATATTAAAGGAACTCCTGAGGAAAATATGATAGAAACATTAGTGACTCGTTGTATGTCGAAAGCAACATATACAATTAAGAATATTGGTCACTATGGATTAGGATTTACACATTATTCACATTTTACCTCTCCAATAAGAAGATATCCAGATTTAATAACACATAGAATTCTTTTTGATTTTTTACAAAAAAGAAAACAAGGCAATCCTACACCAATTGAAGAACAAGCAAAGTGGTGCTCTCAAAGAGAGTTAGTAGCATCAAAGGCTCAAAGAGATTCGATTAAATACAAACAGGCTGAGTATTTACAAGATAAAGTGGGGCAAGTCTTTGATGGAATTGTATCTGGTGTTACTGACTGGGGAATGTTTGTTGAACTTGTAGATAGTAAGTGTGAAGGTTTAATTAGATTTCAATCATTAAAAAATATCAAAGTAGATGTTGATAATTTCACTGTTACTGATGAATTCGGGAATAAAATAAGACTCGGAGATCCACTAAAAGTAGTTGTATCTTCAGTTGATCTAGAAAAAAAACAAATAGACTTTGCTCTTTTTTAATGGAACATACTTTTGACATAGATGTCACAGGACTCCAAATTGATAATTATGAAGAGTATTTATCAAAATTCCCTGGTTGGTTAGAGAATAAAAGAGACATAAATCTAAATCTGGTTTTAAGTGAAGAAACTAAAATTCAATTTGACGTAGAAATTGATAATTCACAAAGTGTAAAATATGTATCTCTTTTAGATAAAGATTTTGATGTTTCAAGTTTGAAGAGTGCTTGTGGTGTAATTCAAAAATTTACTTTTATTATTTCAAAAAAATCACTAATATCATTAAAGGTTGTAATAAAGTTCTTAAATACAAATTACGGAAAAATACTAAAAGAACTTTTGAAATCGGAAATTTATCCTGAACTTTGTCAATATAAAAATGAAAAAGGACAAATCACGAACTTTTACTTTTTTGAAAATAAATTAGCATCATGAAATTTGTAAATGTAATAACTAAACACACTCAGTCACATATTGATGAAATTCTCTTCAATATGACATTAGAAGAAGTTTCATATATTGAATATGTCTATTCAATGTTTGATTTTGTTGAATATACTAATGATGATAAAAAAGAGTGTATGTTTTGTGTTATTGATGATTATAGTTTATCTAAACTTAAGGAATGTTATGAAAAATTTAATATAACTTACCAATTTGAGGATTTAACAAAAGAAGTTTTTTTTGATGTTAGATTTAAGACAACATATAAAAATCAATATGGATTTTCAGCAAAAGATAAAATTCAAAAGTTGATGAAAACATTTAAAAACGATTACACCACTCCTGATATTGTTCTAGATAAAATTTTAGAAAAAGGTGTTGATAGTCTTACTAAATTTGACTTGTCAGTTCTTCAGAAAGTTTAGAATTCGAATTCTCCACCTCCACCTTCTGCTTCACCTCCACCCTCTGCTGGTGGGGTTTCTGCTGGGGCTTCCGCTGGTGCTTCTCCTCCCCCTTCTGCTGGTGCTGCCTCTGCTCCCCCTTCTGCTGGTGCTGCCTCTGATCCTTCTGCTGGTGCTGCTCCAGCGGCTGCGGCTGCTGTTGCTGCATCTTTAGCCCAATACTTCATATTTTCGGCTTTATCTTCTGGACTTAGTTTGAATATTTTATCCATAATCCACTCTATATGGAAGTATGGTTTTTCACCATTCATTACACCTAGTAGTGTTCCAACTATTTCAGATTTTTTAGTTAAGTTATTAAGTTTCTTCCACTCTTCGAATACTTGATTAGTATAAAAGTCTATGTCAATTTGATTTAATAGAATCTCATCATCCTTCAACTCAGGAAATTCAATGAGTAATTGTAATTTAAGTGGTTTTACGATAATTTCCTTAAAGTTAGCTCTTAACCTCATAATAAAGTTATGAAACTTAATTTCATCTCTTGTCATCTCAGCTGAATCTGTTATTAGGTTCCCACCACCACTTTCGGCCTCAAATCTACTTAGTGGTATTTTAGAAGCTCTTTTAAGTGCTTTGTAAAACCAAGATAACATTGTTTCATCATTTAAATCATGACCATCATTTTTTACTAACTCAAAGTTAGGTGTTCCAGCATCACCCTCTGGAAACCATATTTGTTTGTTGTAATGAAGATGTTTTGTGCCGTTAATTGAAAGGGTACCTAAAGTATCATCAAATTCAATTTCTTCTGAATAGTCGTGAATTAATTGACCAATTTGTTCTTCTGCTCTTTGACGAGATAGACCTTTAATTGGTATTGTGAATTTTTGGTAGATTTGAGCATTTAATACGTTAAACATAATTCTTGTTTGCTCTAAAATTTTCAACTGATTATATGGCTTAATTAGACCCTCAACATATGAAGTCTCTGAATAATCATTCTGAGTTGAATATGAAATATAAACGATTTGAGAATCTAAAAATATTCTTCTGAGTTGTGGGTCTTCTGGGAATTGAATCCACAAATGACCAATTGCTGGTTCATAGGCAGGAACTAAAGTTTCTGGTCTAAGTCTATTGAATCCTATAATATTCTTCTTTTTGTCATCATAAATAATTTCAATTGCTAAATATCCATCAATTAGAAAGTCTCTCATCATAGACCAGGCAGTAATATTATCAGAAAACCCATACTTTGTATAGATTTTTTCAAAATACTCTTGATACTTATCTTTAATTTCTTGTGAGTAATCTGTTGATAGAGATTTAGGTCCACAGAAGTCTCTTTCATCATTATAAACAATTGCCTCATCCGTGATTGTACTGACGAAGTCTCTAATTTCATCTTTAATAGAATACTCTCTTAGAATTCTTCTTTTATCGGCATAAGCCTTATCTAGATAAGGTATCGATTTTCTTGTTAGTATTGAAGCAACTGCTCTTTGTGAGAAGAAGTCATACATTGAGTTTCCTTTAGAAGCATAAGGATCTTCATTAATACCAATACCGACTTGATTACGAATAATCATATCATCATAGTTCATTCCATAATTAGAAAGATTTCTTAATATTCTACTGAAGAGACCTCTATTCTCTATAGCAGAGTTCATAGTAAGGTTTTGGTTTGCAACAGAGCTTCCTCCGAAATTATTATATGTTGCCATAGATTTTGAAAATTATATAATTTAGGTTTATATATTAAAAAATTAAACTCTCTCCAATCACCTTGTTTTACTAAGAACCGAATCTTTTTATACTACTTCTTATTCTAGATATATGATTTTTAAGAACATCGTATTTATCACTGATTTCTTTATTAATATCATAGAATTCAGAGATTGTAGATAACATCATTTCTTTATGCCTTTCATCTCTAGTTTCAATTTTCGTTTCCCAAATCTGCATCAACTTTTTTGGGTCATATGTTGCTTTAGGATGTTGAGAGTATAGAAAACGAGGTAAAAGTTCTAAATTTATTTTATGACAAGCCGCTATTTGAATAGAATTGAATTCCATTAAGGCATATGCAAAACCCAATGAGTTTAACACATCATACATTTTTTCATAATCTACTTTTAGAAAATTGTCCTCACTGAAGTCTTCTTCTGTAATAAATTTATCAAATATTAAAACTCTTACCTCTAATGGGATAAAGTTAAAATTAACACAAAAAAGAACGATTTTGTTACCAAACTTCTTATACGATGCTACAAAAACAGGAGCATATTTCATCCAATTTGAACTATCATGATATTGAAAAAAGTAAAAACCTCCTGGGAAAATATTTTTTACAGGAACGTTAGTCACCAACTTATCACTTTTAGAATACTTTTCAACAAAAAATATTGAATTGTTTTTGAAATTATCTACAACTCCATTACCATTTACCAAAAGATTCAATTTTACTCTCTCCATCAACTCTGCCATAGAGACATTTTTTCTTTTATATATAAAAATAAAACAATTCAAAGGTTATGTTAAATTCAAAACCTAATAATTCTAATTACAATCAGGGAAATTATATACCAAAGAATAAAGACAAAATAATCAAATTAAACACACACGGTGGTGTTTATTTTAGAAGTTCTTGGGAAAAGAAAATAATGACCTGGTTGGATCATAATACTAAAATCACAAAATGGGGAGCAGAGTGTTTAAGAATACCATATCAAATGACACATTTTGATGGCGGTGATTTGAAAATAAAAGAACATTGTTATTACCCAGATTTTTATTATGAAATGAGATTAGATGGTGGTACGTTAAAACAAGTTGTTGTAGAAGTAAAACCTATGAAAGAATATAAAATGGTACAGGACTTGAATGAAGGTAGATTAGCTATTCCAGCAAAAGGTCTTAAGAAACTCAAAAATTTTGAATACGACTTAAAAATGGCTTATAAGAATAAAAACAAGTGGGAAACTATGATAGCTTGGTGTAACAAAAAAGGTTATGATTTTATTATTATCACAGAAGAACACCTAAAGAAATTTAATGTGTGAGTAACATTAAAAATAGAGTTATTATATGAATTGGTGGAATTAATCTGTGCCATACTGAACCTAAAGAACTATTTAAGTGATACAGAGGAATTTTTAATACGAGTGTTGAAAGTAGAATGATAAAAAAAATATTATTAGTAAAAAAAACACCAGTGATAATCCAAACCCATGAACATACTTTTAATATGTAGTAAATTAAATCTAATTTTGAGTTTCTATCTCTTTGAATAAAAGGTTTGTCAAGATTTCTGTAATTTAAGATATAGTAAATATACATTACTATAAAAATAAGTGAAAAATAAATCATTTTATATCTTCAAATTTTATTAAATTATTGAATTCATTTTCTTTTAGTACTATTGTTCTTTGGATTTTTAATTTTTCAAAGATAGAATCAGATATGGTTACCTCACTATAATCACCTACTGGTCTTGTATATGACTGATTTTTTAATACCTTTTTATTTTGAAAATTTATCAAACACAAATTTCTATCTTCCATTTCTAAGTGAAGACTCGCACCATCTGGTGTAATATCATTGTTTGGATGTGATTGTTCCCAAATTTGTAAGAAAACTTTGTTCATAAGATGAATTTATTCATAAGATTTTATAAACAATTTCTTTTAAGTTTAATAAAATAAAAAAATATTTATTTATGCAAAAATTAGAGTATATATGGCTTGATGGTTCTGAACCTCAGAGACTTAGAAGTAAAACAAAAATTACTACTGAAATCAATTCAATGAACCCATCTGATTTCCCAGTTTGGTCTTTTGATGGAAGTTCAACTTTACAAGCAAAAGCCGGAAGGGGAGAAAATACAGATTGTTTATTGAAACCAGTTTTTGTTGTTACTGATCCTTTTAGAGGTTCGCCAAACAAATTAGTCTTTTGTGAGGTGTTAAATCCAGATGGAACCACTCATGTGACAAATCACAGAAGACAATTGTCTGAAAGACTTAACGAACTAAAATTCTCAGAAAATCAGGATTTTGATAAACTTCCTTGGTTTGGATGGGAACAAGAATATACTTTGACACATAAACCACATATGCCATTTGGTGAGGGAATTGGATTACCATTAGGATTTGAAACTGGTAAAACTCCGCGAGCTCAGGGTGATTACTATTGTGGTATTGGAGCTGATACCGTTATTGGTCGTGAGATTGCAGAAGAACATATGAACCTATGTATGGAAATTGGACTTAATATCTCTGGTATAAACGCTGAAGTTTTATTAGGCCAATGGGAATATCAAATTGGTCCAGTTACATCATTAAATGGCTCAGACCAACTTTGGATATCTAGATACATTTTAGATAGAGTTGCTGAAAAACATAACGTAAATGTTTCACTTCACCCAAAACCACTTGATGGTGACTGGAATGGAACAGGATGTCACGTTAATTTCTCAACAAAAGAAATGAGAGAAGAAGGTGGAATCGAAGTTATAAAAGAATCGATGCAAAAGTTAGAAAAAAATCATATGAGTCACATAAAAGTATATGGGCTTCACAATGAAAAAAGATTAACCGGAAAACACGAAACTTCCGGAATCAATGAATTTAGCTTTGGCTACAGCACCAGAGACACATCAATTAGAATACCAGCTCAGGCAATTGTAGAAGGTAGAGGTTATTTTGAAGACAGAAGACCTGCTTCAAATTGTGATCCTTATTTGGTTTCTGAAAGAATGTTACAGACTATATTTACCGAAATAGAAGTTGCTAATTAATATAAAAATAGAATTTTAACAAAAAATAGATTAAACTATTAATATATAGTTTATGAAATTTTTGAAATCATATTCTAAATTCAAACTAATCAAAGAAGAATTAGTGTCACCAACACAGAAAATAAACTGGGGAGTTGGGGAATTTGAGGTTAAAGAATTATTCAGAATATTCAACGACTTAAGAAATGAACTTCCAGAAGAATTTATTATCGGAGGTGAAAAATTTTCTATAGATAAATCAATATTTGGTGAAGTAGGAAAGGCAATGGACTTTGAACCAGAAGAGTTTGAACCACAATGTGAAGACCAATCTGGAAAGCCAACTAATCCGAGTAATGAACCAGTGACCTCTAATGACTTACTAAAGATGAAAAAATTTCATCTAAAGAAAGGTGGTAAAGAAGTTGATGCAACTAAATACTATGATTTCATCAAATTTGCTAGAAAATTATTCTGGACAGGTACCCCTTATCAAATGACAGAGGATGATGTTGAGAAATTGGCAAATGATTCAAATGAAATCGGAAGAGCTGGATTTGACGAATATAGAAAAGATAGTGATAATTATACTAAAATGAAGTTTTCATATGAAAAAATTATGGACTTCTTAAAAGAAAAGGGCGCTGAAGACCGTTTTAATACTTCGGGAGTATTTAAATATTTTCCAGATATAGATAAAGAAGCTTATCAATTAGCATCGATGTATAAAAACTACGCAAGTGGTTCTTTCGACCACTTTGATAAAGCTATTGAAAGAGGTGAAAAAATGCCACTTAGTTCTATTATTGAAATAAATGGTAAATGGTATTTAGTCGGAGGTAATAGAAGAATGTCTTACTACTGCCTAAGTAAGATAAATCCAGTTGTTTGGAAAATTAAATTAAACTAATCTTTAAGTTTTTATAATTCCCAAATTGACTTAGATCTTGATTTCTTAATCTTAAAAGTGAAATAAAGAAGTATTTTAAGAATTATTCTTTTCATTAGATTGAGTGTAATCCTTGACCATCATTTGATCCTTCTATTGATATTAATTTGATTAGATGTTCGTTGTCACCTTTCTTTTTATATAATTCGTTGTAACCTTTAGCTATGCCTCTTTTAAAAACTTCAGTAAAATAAGCAAAAGCATTTACTGATTTGTCTTCATTAAAATTATACCAGTTTTGAAACATATCTAATAGTCCGGATTGATAACAATCAAGTTTGTCATCATTAGACCAGTATCTCATTTTTTTGATTGTTTTCTTTGCTAGTAGTTCTAGCATTTTTTCAGCATTTCTTGTTAATTTTCCTTGTGCTTTTGATACGATTATTTCGACGTAGAGATCTTTGTTATTTAAGTACATTCATTTAAGCTATTTTTTATAAGGTTATTTACCTTCAAAGCTTTTACTTTGTTTTATATATTAATTCACTACAAAAGTTTAAAACTAAAAAAACCCCCGAAATTCGAGGGTTTTTTTTATTAATTTTAATAATTAAAGTTTGATTCTTTCGTTGTATTGAAGTTCTTTAACACCTTGTAACTCAGTTTCTAAGTTTGATTTTCTTTTTTCTAGGTTATTAAGTGCAGTTGAAAGTACTTCAGATTCACCAATTAATTGCATTGAATTTTTTACTTTTTCGATATTGAATTGAACATCTTCAAGTTTCAGTGAAATTTCTCTTTCTTTATCTTCTAATTTTCTTTTAACTACGATTTCTTTACTTAATTTGTTCTCATAGAAATATGTTAAGTCATAATTTAATTCATTTCTAACTTCATTTACTAATTCAATTGCTGATTCGTATTTGAAGAATGAGTTACCATATCTTTCATCAACTCTATAAAGATAAGTATTGTTCTTGTAGTTGAATGCAAAACACTCTAAATAAGGATTTACTAAGTTTTGAACTTTCTTAACAACATCTAATTCAACAAACTTGTCTAAATTCTGAGAAACCTCAAGAATGATTGGATAAAAGTTTTTATTTACAATCGGAACGATTGGTGAGTTAAATAAACTTTCTAACGTAGTTTCTTCATTCATTTCATCGTCATTAATAAATAATAATCCTTTTTTAGTAACTGATAGACCCAATGTTAAATACTCAGATATTCTAAAGTTAACTCTATCTTCATCTACAGAAGCATACTTCATAGCTGTTTCTAAAGTTCTTAGAGTCATTAAACTTTCTTCATCTTTCACATTGTTTTCAAGAAGAGTTTTTTCAATTGAATTTTCAGTTAGAAGGAACCAAGAATCTCTGATTAACGCAATATGACCATCTTCAACTTGTTCAACGATCGTGAATATAGATTCACCTTTACCACCACTCAATAGATTATTTCTTTTTTCTGGTGATGAAGTTAAGTTATGAACGAAAAGTTTAATTTCTGGAACCCAGTCATAAACTGCTAATTCATTCAATACTTTAGACATTCTGTCTTGATCAGAATCTAAATTAATTGTTTGTAAAAGAACATTAATAGGTTGTCTATATAATTCTCCTTGATTTTTTGAGTTAAGTACATTGTATAAATTTTTCAATTCATAAATTAACTCATGGTTTTTCATATCATCATTAAGACCTTCAAGAAGAGATTTAACTTGTTTGTCATAAGTGTACGCTTTTAGTCTCTCGTTAAGAGATAAAATAATTGATTTTTCAGAGTGCTCATTACAAGCGTTCATATGTCCTTCTATTATAACAGAAATCTCATCTTGCTCAAGTGAAAGTTCCCTTTTGAAGTTAAACAATTCGAGTTTAAGATTCTTCATACTTTAAAATATTTTTTTTTATTTATTCTATATATTATGTATAAAAAATGATTTTTTGTCATTTTTAAACTATCTATTCGGATCTATATAATCACCTGAAGCACCATCGTTAGAACTACTCGGAGGACCAGCATTTGGGTTGTTAATTGGTGTCGAAGTTCTTTCTCTTGCTTTAAGTATATTATTAAACCATCTTGTTCTTTTTGGTGCTACTATGTAATAATCTGGATCATTGACAAATCTACCACCAGAAATATTTCTCGCTGCTCCACTACCTAATGGATTTCCACCAGCAGTTTGAGAGCTATAGAAACTACCAGTTGAACCAAAACCTCCGTTTGGTGCTCCTGAACCAGAAGCATTTTCAGTTCCTCCAACTGATCCAAATTGAGACGCAATTGTAGAGTTCTGACCTCCTATGTAATCATAAGGATTGTTTTCTCTTCCTGGTTGAGCAAAAAAGTCTGACACGCCACCAGATAAGGAAAAACCGTTTAAGTCTGTCATACCCGTACCATAAAATCTCGGATATCCAGTTGAGCTTACTCTATCTTTTCTGAATGCTGGATAGTAAGTTGAAACTTCGAAAGAGGCTTTCAGTCTAATGTTATTATCAGAAGTAAGGTTTTTTTCTCTACTCATTTCGATTTGATTAGTATCTGGCATAATTATTACAGCATCTATGTTCATAAAGTTATGTTCAAAATACATAAACTTGTAAATCCACATTGTGTCCATAAGTGCCTGACTACATTTAAAAGTGTCTATTTCACTTGATAATAAAATAGTCAGTTCATAATTTACAGTAATTGGAATTGCCCTAACTTTAGCTAAAACCTTTCTTATTTCTACCTCATTTTCAACAACCATTCTTAGCCAAACATTTGGATTAGCAAACTCATCTGACTTAATATTAAATCCGGTCATTGTTAAATGACCTCTCGGTATGATATCGGTATTTAACTCGACAAATCTATTTTCTGAAACAACGTCATCAGAAAATGTATCTAATAAGAATCTTTCATCACCAGTAAGTGAATAGTAAAATGGTACTTGTACATAGACATCACCCGAAGAAAATCTGTTAATCCAATTGACCTGACCTTCTAATGTATCTAAAACACAGACTGTCAAATCTCTGAAAAAAACGTCCTCAAAATTAAACCTTTCACCAATCATTTATATCAAATAGTAATTATATAGGTATATATAAAAACTTTTAGTTTTCATATCATAAAAGTAATAATCAAACATTTTGTATTATGAGTGTATCAAATTTACTTCTTTGGGAAAAGTGGAGGCCAAAAAAATTAGATGATTTAATTTTAGTTCCAAGAATTAGAAAACATTTCGAAAATGGAGTAAATCAGAGTTACATATTTTATGGACACTTTGGTACCGGTAAAACTTCACTCGCCCGTATCTTAATTGGTAAATATTCCAAAGAAAAACCTTTTTTAGAGATTAATAGTTCTATGGCTACATCTATCAATGTGCTAAGAAGTGAGATAGAGGATTTTTGTAAATTTACTCCGATGATGTCGACTGATTCTGACTTAAAATATGTTTTTTTGGATGAGTTTGAGAGAACTTCTGCAGAATTTCAAGACGCGTTCAAGGCATTTATTGAAAAATATCATAGAAATGTCAGATTTATCATAACGACTAATCACATAAATAAAATTTCTGATGGAATAAAATCAAGAATTCCACAGATAAATTTCGATTGTGAAAATTTAGAAGAAGAAAAATACTTAAAACAAGAGATTTTCAAGAAGATTTCAAACGTAATACTACCTGAAGAAAATAAAGATATTCCTAAGACAGAGTTAGTAAATATTGTAAAAAAGAATTTTCCAGACTTTAGGAGTACTTTAGTTTCTGTTCAGAACTATCTACAAACTGGGATGTCAGATTCATCAATTGTTGTATCTGAAGCAAATAAAAATAGTCTTTATGAGCTGTTGTTCGATAAGAGTAGAAATTATGAAGAGATTTATCATTATTTAATGACTAATTTCGGACCTGAAAAAATCGACGTAATGATATCTTTTTTAGAAAAACCTTTTGTTGAATTTATAATTAAAGAAAAATCCAATAAAGTAGATTTACTTTTTGAATGTAACTATATTGTTACGGATTATAAAGATAAATTACTTAATAACACAGATCCTATAATATTAGGAATGACTATAATTGGAAAACTTAGAGACATATTGATTAATTAATATATAGAGTCATGAGTAATTTCAACTTCATCGACTTTTATATAGGATACCCTGGTCACCCAAGATTCAGAAGTACTGAAATTATTGAAGATGAGGTCATTAGAGTTATCATCCAAAAGTACGAAATGATTATATTTACTAATAAGGGTGAGTTGTTAGGTGATCCTAATTTTGGTGGAAATTTGACGGCATTATTAAATGAGACTAGAATTTCAGCGGAAGGAGTTGAAGCTGAATTGAGAGCTCAAATTTCTGACTATATTCCTGAATTAGATAATGTAGAGTATGAACTATTAGTTGAGTTTTTTGAAGATCCAGAAAGATATCAAGAATACATGGTTATTAACTTTACAGTTAATGGCTATGAAGTAGACGCCGTAGTTAGGTAGTTTATTTTATCGGACAATGATTAGCCGAATAAATGAATTTATAATCTCTCTTTATTTTAACACCCAAAGATTCGGCTGTTGTCACTATATCTTCAAGACACTCTGAATCAGCACCACCAACTATTGTTACCTCTTTTCCTTTCAATGAAATTAGTAAATCATATAATTTCTTTGGAACATGAAACCAGACATGATTATTATTGATGAAAGTAATTATGGTTCCTTCTTTTGTTAGAAAAATATCACCTCTTTTCAATTCCCCATTATCTTCTTTATCACTAATTTCTTTATAGACTTGTT